AAACTCTCCTTTCTCATAATCAAATCTAGGATGTGGTGCTGCAGGCACCCAAGGTTTCTTGGATCTATTGTTTATTACAATAAACTTATCAGCAGCAAACGTCCCTGCCACATTGACTTCTATTTCATCACCATCTTCCCAATTAACCTCACCATTCTTCTTGGTGTGATTCATTGCCTCTTGAATCTGGTCAATGATCTCTTGTGTTAATTTCATACTCAATTTCAATAACTTTTGATGACCTCCCTACGGAGTTTGCTCTAGTCAGTCTCTTCATACTACCACCTAATGACTTAGCGATGTGCTCTAATTCTTCTAGACATTGTGCTTCGAGATCCTCGTATGGATCGTAATACCTGTCAACTTTCATTAATCGTCGTGGTCGTCAAAAGGATCTTCCAATCCTTTATTATTAAAGAATGCCCTATTGATTCCGTAGAAAATAAACAACACAGTAATGACTGCAATAGAGATCATCAGTGTGATATTAGGATCATAGTTGGCATGCGGAATAATCGCATTACATTTTGTCCAAGTACCTGGTAAAGTATATACTGGTGGACAGGATAAAAAAATCATCTAAATTCCCACATGTAAGATCGGTCTCCGTATTCATCAGTATGCCATCGATCACCATCTTTGTCAACAAATGTTTCCTCTTCCATTCCATCATCAATGAAACCAAAGGGTGCCATGTCTGCTTCAATCTGCTCTTTCTGCTCTTGATACAGACGTGCTCTAACATCATTGTCATGCAACTCTCTGAAGTAATCAGATGTTGCTAACCAACTAAAGATAACTATACACATGGCGAGGTCGTCATTGCAACCTTCTTCTGCTTCCCACGCTTGACCTTTCTGTATAAAAGTAGTTAACTCTGCAATTATATCATAATCTTGGAAGATTAGTTTATCTGTTTCAATTAATGTTTTCATATTAGAACATCCAGTCTTCTTGACTGTGGTGCTCATCTTGACACCTAGTTGTGTCTTACTACCTGAGAATCCTTGTCCCACAACCTGCCCTGCACGTCCCCGCATAGCACACATCAATAGATTGTCATACTCAAGATCATACTGCAGGATGTCCGCAACCTGACCGCCGATATCATTTACCTCTGCCATGATATACGCATGGTTATAACTGCATGCAACCTGATGAATTACATTAGGAAATAGCATAGGTTTAATTATATTATTCCTATACTTTGCTACGATGCGATATGGGATAGTGGTAGTATCAAATACAATAAATGCTGAGTAATCCTTTGTAATACCTCTTGCTACGTCAACTGTCATCACATATGTATTGTCCGCAACAGGCTCTTCATATATGTCAAGTCCCGCATTCCTAGTCAAAGGATCATCATATGTGAGGATCTTTAACTTACTTGATGTAATCAGTGTATTGACAGATCCTAGAAACTCACACTCAAACTCTTGGTTAAACTGCTCTTCAGATGTGTTAGCAATAGTTTGCTCTCGCCAGTTTTCATCTCTACCTGGCACCTCAGACCAGTGCACTTCTGTAGTTACATACTCATTTCTCTTTAACTCTGCGTCATGCCAGAGTTTATAAAACATATTCATACCCTTAGGGGTAGAGATGATTATAACCTTAGTTGACTTACCTGAGGATATAGTAGGATACACAGAGCTAAAAAACTCATCAGCAATATGAGTCGGAATAAAGGCGAATTCGTCAAGAAATATAATGTTAAATGACATACCCCTGACAGCAGAAGCGGAAGTAGAAGCAGCCATGATTTTACTTCCATTCTCCAATTCCAGTGATCCTCTATTCCAGTTGACAACTCCTTGTTGGAGCCACTTGGGGAGATTTTCATATGATAATTGTAGACGTTGCAACATCTCACGAGCAGTCGCTGCCTTGTTAGCAAGGATTGCTACGTTTACGTTGTCATTGAAAATAGAATACCACAACAGATAGGCAGTAACAACTGTTGACTTACCTGACTGTCGTGGTAGTTTTGCAATATTAAATCTGTTTTCGTGAAACTTCTCAACCATATCCGCTTGAAACGGATATAAATCAAACGGCACAAGACCTTCATCAAGAGAAATAATCTTGATGTAGTTAGTAATAAAATAAACAGGATCTTTACTACACTTGACAAACTCCTCCACCTCATCTGCGGTAAAGTTTTGTGCAACGTTTGCCCGCTTGAGGTTAGGATTACCTAGGTAGATGTCCTGTTGACTCATAATTCTGTAAATGCATATTCTGTCATCATCGCAAAGAGTCTAGACTTCATGACCATTAACCATTCCTGCTCCTCTGGTGGACGAGCAGGAGATCCTGGCCATGTTTCTAGTGCAAAAGATATATGTTGATAGGCAAGTCTTACCTCATCTATTCCCATATTCATAGAACAATACCAATCACCTTCTTCTAAATCTAAATCGGGTCTATCGGGATTATCTATAGACATTTGTTAGTCGTTAAAGTAATTAGAGATTACCTCAATCTGCTCATGATACTTTCCGATTGCCTGTAATTCTTTCTCGATTGCATCCATTATATCTGAATGCTGTCCGATACCTACAGGTTGGTTGAGATAAATCTCAACATTCATTTTATGTTTGATGATTTGACCCTTTGCATGTTGGATCAAGGCATCAACCATTCTTTCTCTGATTGGGTTTCTCATACAAGTGTGCCTAATTGTTTTCTAATTTCACGAAGCTCGTCAAAATTCTTTTGCTTCGTGCCACCATCATACTCCCATGCGTATCCTTCGTCAATCATTTGTTCGTTGAGTGAAACTTCGGAGTCCCCGATGTAACACCACCCCAGTAACCGTCCGTATTTTCCGACACCGCCATCCAACTCAGTACGGATAACAAGATCGTCATCGCCATCAATAGCTCCTTCCAGTTTACCTTTAAGCCAATTTGTCGCATCAATTCCAAGTGCTTTTTCCTCTAGATCACGAGTCCTCTTCTCAGGAGTGTCAACACCTGCAATACGGACTCTTTCTTTTTTGTAAAGGTCAAACCCAAGATCGATTGTAACATCAATAGTGTCACCATCAACTACTCTGTTGATCTCGATCACTCGGAAGTTGTAACAACTCTTCCTGCTTGGTGGGGTCATCGCTCCCATCATTCATCTCCTCAAACGCATACTTAAATATATAGGCAATAACAACAGTAACTGATATCACCAGTATAAGTATCATTATGTTGACTGAATGGACTACGTTTCCTGACATAGTGATTCCAGATAGTCAATCCACCACTGTGGATTTTTATTTGACTTCCATTGTGGGACAGGAATCCCTCTCTCTACGACATAATACTGATGAAGGACTTCATCTATAGTCTGTGCGATCTGTAAATTCCTCTTCCTCTTCATCAACGTCCGCATATGGATTTTCCACATAGGGTCCTCGTTTTCTAAATGGCTCTCTGCTGACATAATTGGATTCGTTATTTACGGCAGTCATCCATACAGCAAGTTTCATTACTATGTAGATAATAGCAAGTGGTAAAAAGCATGCAACTAGGATAAACTCAGATTTCATGTAATTAGTCTAATCGCTTGGGATAGTTCCTGAGCATGAAGGATTTCATCTTGCATTATAGCAGAAATCTTTTCATCCTGTGGATCTATTTCCAAGTATTTAGAATATGTATCTGCTGCATGCCACTCTATCTTCTCGGATAGGTCGTATGCATTGATAGGATCAACCATATAATAGATGACGTTTACCCAGTAATAGAATAAAACTAGGTGACGTGCAAAGAATCTATCTATCCAATACTTATTACCTTCTCTTCTTTCCATCTCCTCTAGATGCTCTGTCTCATTCAAGGTCTGAGCAAAGTGCTCTTTCATTAGATCTATGTGCACCTGACCCCTTAGACCTAAAGATTCTCTGAGATGTAATACACTTATAAAAGCAAAATAGGGTGCCCGAGCAATCTCTTCAAGCACCCAAAATCTCTGAAAATGTCTTCCCTTATAAAGGGTGTCAAGGATTGCTACCGATACACTGAGGAATAAAGTGTTGAGTAACTTCATGTTTATTGTTTCTTTTATTTATAGCAGACCATCCGTATTTTTACCTAGTCGTGTTAGGGTTGCCTTACTTCCCGCAATCATACCTTCAATTACACCACGACGATATTCCCATGTTTCACCAGATTCAATGCCTCGTTTGGGATTAATACATTGGTGGTCACCTAGATTATTACATACCAATCCTGCCAAGTCTTCCTCTTTACCTTCCTTTCCTGTCCCCCATCTTAGTTGTCCGTTTAACCATACTGCTCCACATTTACCACACTCTTCTCTTCTGAGTGAATCCATATCTTAGCAATTCCATGCACGCAACGACTTGTTAATTCTACTATTTGGATCAGATGCTGTCTTCTTAGACGTTAACTTCTTTTTCATGCCACTCATTCTCGCACAAAAACTTGCTCGACGAGGGTTGCCAACTTTCTTTGTAGGTCTCTTAAGATCGCTTCCTGGGTTTTCACGCTCATACGACTTTCTACCTTTTTCATTTAGTCCACCTGATTCATTTTTACCTGACTTCTTTTGCCAGTCTTCTTCTATGTATTGTGCAAAGTTTTTCATCGTGGTTTACTGGGACAATTTTCCTCATGCTTTTCAATATAAGTCTTGGGTCTCCAATGTCCTCTAGGGGCAGTGAAATTACAATACTGGCATTGCCAGATTCCGTGTCCTTCTTTGTCTGTAAGATGATTAGGCATGATTAACTATAGTGATAGGATGATTTGTTAGTTTTACTAGGAAGTTTACCACTTCTGACTTTAGTGCCAGAAGTTTCACCGTAACCTTTAGGGTGCTTGCCTGCCTTAGTCTTTCCAAGAGTCTCAGACTTTTGCTTGCTTCCTTTCTCGGTAGTGTGTAATTTTGCAGGTTTGTCCTTGTCTTTAGTAATCACAGACTCTTGTCCATGCTTACGTCCAAGACGTCGCATGACTTTACCAAAACGACGTTTAGACATCTTATCAGGTTTTGAGGTCTGATAGGAAACTTCACGACCAGTTTCTCCACTGTCATACTTGTATTCACCCACACCTTTTTTGTGACCGATACCGTGTTTCTTCAAGTCTTTTTCAAGACCCTTACGACCCTCACGATTTTTCTTCTCGTCAGATCCACGGTCAGCACTGATATGTCCAGTAACCTGAGTCTTTGACTTTTGCATCATACGACCTGTGCGGTTACCTTCGTTTAAGAAATCGCTAAATGATTCATGCTTACAACCACAGTCCTCATTCTTCTTTTTCTTTTGGTCTTTATAGTATTTTGTCTTCTTAGGATCTTTACCTAGGAAGTAATCCATAGAAGATCCTTTACTATCATACTTGATTTTTTCCGAAATTGCAACTTCTTCTTTCTTTAAGGACTTTACTTTCTTCTCTAGTTTCTTAGCAGCAGTGTCTGCTCTGAGTCTTTCACCTACCTTATTAAGTTTATCAACACTCTTCTGTGTTTTCTTCATCTCAGTATCTAACTCATGATCATCACCATGAGTGCCCTTTCTTTGATGAGCAACTGCCTTCTTTGCTCTGTTTCTAACCTTATCTACACCATCACCTTTGTAGATACCGTATGCACTACCTTCATTGACCTCTTCTTTCTGCATCTTCTTTTTCTGCCAAGAGTCAAGTGCTTGATGAGGTTTCTTGCCTTTTGCCAACTCGGATTTTTTATGTGCTTGGAAGTCAGCAGCAGACTTATCTCTCTTTTCTTTCTCTGCCTTAGCAGCTGCTGCTCTCTTTGCAACCCTTGCTTTATTGACAGCATCAATCCTCTGAAGGTTAGGATGCAACTCATCAGTCAATTCTACTGGCATAGAAACTGTGCCTTTGCCTGGCACATACTTTGTAGTCCTAGGTTTCTTAGGATCATCACTCTTGAAGTCTTTATGAATCTTAGCGTATTCCTTACGAGACATCTTAAGTTTTTCAATCAAGTTAAGAGCAATATCTCTCTGACTCAACTGTAGACCAGGACTTCTCCTCTGTCTTACATTTGCTTCATCAACGTCTAGGAAATTGACATACTTGTTGTGCTCTTTGTTACGCATTTTCTTCTTAGCAATAGCACCTGCATCTCTCTTGAATCTTTCCTTTGCAGTTACTTCACTTACTGTTTCTTCGTGAGTAAACTTCATACCCTTGGTTGCTTTATCTTTAAGTGCTTGACGTTTCTTAGGATCCATATTCTTCTCATAGTCTGCTAACTTCTTAGCATAACTAGGGTTATCCAGTTTCTTAATTTGTTTTAAATCTTTCTTGTCAGGTCCTGTATATACTGCCTCATCAACTGTATATGGATTCTTTGGTCTACCTTTAGTTTTTACACCACGTCTTGCTTCGTGATCTGCTCTTCTATCTTTTCTAATACCACCACCCAATGCAAAAGACTTATGTGGATTACCGTATCTTTTATCTCTGACGGTTGCTCTTTTATAGTCTGGGGTCTTTGCATCGACCTTTGCTTCATTTTGCAGCTTGTCTAAGTCATCTAGTGCTTCACTAGACCAATACACTTCTGCTTCTTCATTCTTTTTCTTAGAGGTGTCCATGATTGCACCTTTGCCGTGCTTGGCGATGATGTCTGCTTTTACCATGTCTAATGCTGATTTGCCTTTGCCATACTTCTTCTCTGCTTGTTTTTGAAGTACAGTTTTACCTTTTGGTTGTTTGCCACTACTTCCAGAAGATGATCCACCACCTCCTTTCCATGTGCCTCTTTCTAATTGCTTGTCTCTGTAATGATCGTATTCTTCTTCATCCAACTTAATTTTGTTTGCATGAAACTGATCCACCTTGTAGGCAGGTGCATATAGAGGATACTTGTAATCTTCCTTTTTCATTTTTTTCTCAGGCAAACCTTTGTGTTTAGTGGATGCAAAATCTTTAGCATCAGATTTTTTTATACTGGCAGCAACTCTGGCAACCTCAGGTGAGGAAGCTTTCGCCTGACCCTCCTTTTGAGCTTGTCTAACCATCCCGAAGAATCTTTGTTGTTTTTTGGAGACGGCGGGCATGTGTTAGCCTCCGACGATTTGGACTTGCTCGACAATAACGTTGGCAGATCCTGCTGTGAGTTTAACTGTCCTTTGGATGAGTGGCACAGTGCCTGCAGTTGCGTCTGCTGCACTGAGAGTGTAGTTACCACTTGCTGCTGATGAATCATAATCAGTTGTGATAGTTGATGCTGTAACAGCAGTAACTTTCTTACCTGATGCTGCTGCTGACTCAAAGTCAGAAGTAAATCCATCAGTGTCACCACCGTCAACTGTTTGGATGAAATCGCCAACACTAAAGGTATGACGTCCACCACCAGAAAATCCTTCGGCAGTAACTACCATTGCTGCAGCGTCAGTCGCTACTGCAATCTTAGCAGATTTTGCCTTACCACATGAGATTAGTAGTGCCTCATTTGCTACCAAAGTGATAGCAGGTCCTGCATCTACTTGGATTGAAGACGCTGACGTCGCAAGGACGCGAAGGACACCAGATTTCACCACGACATAGCCAGACTGACTTGCAGTGATAGTTTGGGTGTCGATTACATTAAGTACTGACATGGGGTAAAGATTCTCCTATACTTTCTATTTATCTCGTTGCTGCTTTAGAAACTTTGCCAGGTCAGCAGTGCTACCTACAAACATAGTATTGTTTGTGGTATTTACTTCTTTCTTCTTAGGTGCTTCTATGTCTGCAACTTTCTTTTGTAGATCTACCAATTTGTCAGCAACGTCGCCGACATGTTTGATAAGTTGACCTGCTACTTCAAACGCACGAGGTTGGTCAGATTCCTGTGCTAACTCAAGGATACCGTCTACTGCCTCTTGTCCTTTCTCAATTAGAGAGTAGAGATTTCCACGAGTGTATTCATAATCTTTTTTGAGCTGTGCTTTAGTTGAGGTTACAATCTCCTCTACCTTTTCTACTGCAGGTTTCTCGATAGGCATGATGTCTGTCTCGATGTCTAATGCATCAGAGATTCCATCAAACTTACTCGTCTGCTCCTGTCGTTGGGTTTCTTGATTTTCCATCTGTAAACTCACTATAAAGCTCATTAAATCCGAAGTTGTCATCTGGATCTGCGTCAGCAGGATCAGGCTCAACTGTGTAACGCACCTCTCTAGGAGCGGTAACCTTACTATCGGTTGCATAATCAACAATCGCCTTAGTGATAAGCTCACCAGACTTGTCGCTGATAGGTCCGTATAAGTAAGTCTTTGCGACAAACTGTAACGTATATATCAATGTGCGACGTGTATCATAGTCACCTTCGTATTGATCATCGTAGTCAACGCTCAAAAGTGTGACTGGATAATCTCTCTTTTCTCCCAACTCAGCAACTAGATTCATAGTAATATTGAAACTAGGTTGGAAGTGAGGAAGAATCTGCTCTAGGATTTGGAGAGCATCATCTTGGTTTTTAGATAGGATCGCCAACTCAAAGTTAACATTATATGGGATTGGCATAAAACCTTTATTGGTTTTATCTCCTGTTGTATGTCTTATATATGAGGTAGGTGATAATTTTCTTGAAGAGTCGTATGCTATTGCTTGAATTTCAAATGATATTCTAGGTAGTGTGATCTGTGTCCTATCCTTTGTTGTCAGATCTCCTAGTTGTGCAAGACGAGCAAGAAACTTTTGTTTAGGACCATAAGCAAGAGGCACTTTCATAACCTCAGTTTTAGATCCAGATGTGCGACGAAGCTCTATATTATTAAACAGTGTGCCGAATCCGACAACTGTCTTCTTAAAGATTTCGTGATATGAGTATGTGCCTAACATTAGATTGTAGTCCCTTTGTTACCGAATTCACCGAATGGATTGCTTTCAGTGAAGTCAATGACTCCATCAGCAACAGTCTCTAAGGCAAAATTCTGATCAAATTCACTATTCACATTATTTATTGTATTGTAGGATGCAGTTGTCCATGCAGCACTTGATGTCTGGCCAGTAACAGTTTCGGGGATCGTAAATATACCTGATCTGTTGTAGACCTGCAGTTGTCTGGTTGATGAATCCCAAGATTTAACCTCTGCTGTGACATTAGATGTGCCACCTGCAACGATCTCACCAACTGTAAAGTCACCACTACCACCTGCTGCAAAGTTGACAGTAACTGCGTTAGAGAAGTCTACTTCTATTGCATCTACAGCAGCAACACCAGTATCGAAGTCCTCGTCGCTGTACTCAAAGAGCTCACAACGTAATCCCCAAACGTGCACTTTACCTAGCTGGTAGAAAGGCACTTCGTGCTCTACGAATTGGATCTCAAAAGTTTTATTTGCTAAAGGAAAGTGAATTAGATCACCTTCGTTTGGTCTACCCTCTACAATTAGTTGTGCGTTATCATCCACTGCTTCTGTAAATCTTGTGCGTGAGATAATAAAAGTAACTTGGTCAGATATCCTTACACCAAATTTACTAAACATATCACCGTCGCCACGGAATCCTGAGGCATCTTCAATGTATGCTTCTATAAGAAATGCACCGTTAAACTGACTTAATGTATCTTCACCAAAGACAGAATCATTCTTCACAAGAGTCCTAGGGATGTAATACACATCCTTACCAAACATCTTAATTTGCTCGACAACAAGATTTCCAACGAGATCTTGCTCTCCTGTAGTGCCTTGTGTGAAGAAAGAATTGGTAGCCATGTTATCCTATCATGTCTAAAGGTGGTGTTTCGTAAGTAGTGCGTAGTTGCTCATCTAAATTTTTCAACTCTTCTACTGCATCATTGTAAATCATTTCACCATTAAGAGTGACACCACCTGGCATCTGCACTCCTTGGAATTTAGTTAGATTCTGTCCCCACTGTTTCTTAATCTTAGCAGAGGCATAATCTTTAACCCACATCTGATTGTATATCTCTGTCCACGTCTCAGGATCTAATGCTCTCCATGCTTTGATAACAATATACTGATCCAACTGTGCATCCTGTGGCCAGTCAAAATCTATAT